TGCTTCCGTCCCTCTTTTGACGAAAACCAGCCTGAACTAGCCGAGACTGGCCAAGATCAGACCGGACTGGAACCGACTGCTTCTGAACAGCCTCGATTGGTGACGCCGGGTCTGGGGGGATACTCGTATGGCCCTGCTGTTGCAGCGTGGGCCAAGCGTCACTTAAACATTGAATTGATGCCGTGGCAGGTGACGGCGTTATCGGCGCAGCTTGAGCACGATGAGGCTGGGGATCTTGTGTTTCGTGAGTCTTTGGTGTCGACTGCGAGACAACAGGGTAAGTCTGTTGCGTTACGGGCGCTTATTGGTTGGTGGCTTACCGAGTACGCGGTCACGGTGCGTAAGCAGCCGCAGATGGTGTTGTCAACGGCCAATATGCTCGACCGCGCCGAAGCGATTTTTAATGATTTGGCGTTTGTGCTTAAGGAAACCTTTGGCGCTAAGTTGCTTCAGGCGTTGGGGCGTAAATCGGTGCAGATGCCGGACGGGTCGCGTTGGGAAGTGCGAGCGGCGAGCGTAAAACTGCACGGTGGTTCGTATGACCTTATTGTGGTTGACGAACTTTGGAACATCTCGCCTGAGGTTTTGGATGACGCGTTGAAGCCGTCGCAGATTGCGCGGGCGAACCCTTTGCTGTCTATGTGGTCGACGGCTGGCGACGAGTCATCGGTGGCGATGATTAACTATCGTTCGATTGCGTTGCAGGAAATCGACGAGGGCGTAAAGTCCGAGCGTTTGTTTATGGAGTGGTCTATCCCGGCTGGGTGCGACCCCAGGGACGAACAGTATTGGGGCCTCAGTAACCCGGCACTTGGTCGCACAATTACGATGAAAGCGTTGCGGGCGGCAGTCAAATCCGACTCATTCCCTAGATCGCACGGTAACCAATGGTCGGCGTCGCGTGGTGCGTGGCTCGACGCCGGGGTATGGGATAAATGCCGCTCAACGTTGCCGATGCCTGCCGGGGGTATTTTGGCAGTCGACTCATCAGTAGACGAAGCGCGTTACGTTGGGGTTAGGTCTGTCGTCTACCAGCAGCAGGTTTATACAACTGTGGAGTTTGTTGTGGATACTGAAGCCGAAATGTGGGAACAGGTCACGCGTATTATGAAAGACCCATCGGTTATTCTGCTTGTGACTCCTACGCTGGAAATTCATGTGCCTACGGTGTTGCAACGGCGCTACCAGTTGACGGGCTACGCCGAACTCATCCGCTACACGTCACTAGTGCGCTCAATGATCCTTGAGGACAAAGTACGTCACGACGGCAACCAAACACTCGCCGAACACGTCAATCGTGCGACGGGTGTACGCACCGCACAAGGGTATGTCCTGTCATCGCAAAAGTCGCCGGGGCCGATCGAAGCGGCTCGATGTATGGTGTGGGCCGTGTCGGCTGTCAGTCGACCACAAAATCGCCAGAAACCAATGCTCGTTGTCATATAGTACGGTTATTGTGTTAATAGGTCTGTTCTCTGTTGTCGGGACAGGGGGCAGACCACTAATCGAGGGACGCTATGCCAGTTTTCAGCCGTAAAGAAACCAAAGCACAAATGAGTGTTGCGCCACCCGCAAAAGCAGCCGCCGCAGCTGCATACTCCACCGCAAACGCAGGCCAGTCACTTATCGGCCAGTTTTACACCTACGAACAAGGCGCGCTTCGCGATATGGCGATGCGTGTCCCGGCAATTGCCCGTGCCCGCACCATCCACGCCAGCATTATCAGCGCAATGCCGTTGAAAATGTACCGCGAAATCTGGAACGACACAGACCGCGAAATGGACACCGAATACCTTGCGCCTAGATCATGGCTACGCCGACCCGACCCCGCCATTAGTTACGAAACGCTTATGGCGTGGACATTTGACGACCTGTTTTTCTATGGCCGAGCCTTTTGGTTTATCTCGTCGCGTACCGCCGACGGGTTCCCAGCGTCATTTAGTCGTTTGCCTGCCGCGATGGTGGCATCGACTCAAATGCCGCAGGACATTTGGTTTGCCCCAGCACAAGAGTTGGAATTTAACGGTTTAGAAATTGACCCGCTAAACGTTGTGCAATTTATTAGCCCGGTTGAGGGCATTATTTACAGTAACCGTGAAACTATCAACACCGCGTTAAAGGTTGAGGCTTCACGCGCCCGCAACGCTGAGACGGCAATCCCGTCGGGTATTTTGCGGCAGACTGGCGGCGAGCCTTTGAGCGCGCAGGAGTTGGCGGATTTGTCGGCGGCGTTTAACGCTGCTCGACGAACCAACCAAACCGCAGCCCTTAACGAGTTTCTTACCTATGAGGCGACGAGCGCAACGCCCGACAAAATGTTGTTAATTGAGTCCGCACAGTTCAGCGCGTTGCAAATGGCACAAATTAGCCAGTTGCCGCCGTACCTGCTTGGTGTACCAACCGGGTCATACGCCTACACGAACAGCCGCGAGTCCCGTTGGGATACTTGGCTATTCGGCACCAAATTATGGGCCGAGTGCATTGCGTCTACTTTGTCAAGCAATCAGGTGCTACCAAACGGCACTTTCGTTGAGTTCGACACCGATGAATATTTGGGCGATATTGACGACGCAGACATGAACCGCGAAATGATTGTGGAAGAACCCGAAACAGGAGAGAATAGAGCATGATTAGATTTACGAGCGACCAGATTGAGGTCACCGCCGCCGAGGGTGAAAGCCTGCGTCAAATTGACGCTATTGCGGTGCCATATAACACTTTTGCGACGGTGAGCGATGGGACTGAGGTGTCGTTTTTGCCGGGATCGTTGAAGTTTGAGCGCGCTCCCCGCGTATTTATGTTTCATGACTCAACCAGAGTCATTGGCGTCGTTAGCGAAACCGTTGACACGCCCGATGCCATGTTGGCATCTATGAAACTGGCTCGTACCTCTATGGCCGACGACGCGCTAGAGTTGGCAAGCATGGGCGCGTTCGCCGTGTCCGTCGGTGTCAACCCAACCAAATCCACAATTGACGCACAAGGCAGAATGATTGTTTTAGAAGCGACATGGGAGGAACTCAGCCTTGTCCCCACGCCAGCATTTGCGGGCGCACAAATAACGCAGGTTCTCGCATCTAGCGATGAAACCGTGCTAACATCCGACACAGAACCCGACACCACACCCACAGAACCAACAGTCGAGGAGATTGAAGTGGAAGCAGAAAAGACCGAAACAGTTGTGGAAGCATCAGTAACCCCAACACCGTTGTACGCACAGCCAACCCGCCAATTCCGTATGCCAAGCCCTGCGGAATACATCGCAGCGATGAACCGAGGCGGCCACGATTTTGCACAGTTAAACGCAAACATTCGCGCGGCAGCTGGTGACGAAACTACGGCTGATGTTCCGGGCACCCTGCCCCTGAGTGTCGTCTCCCCGATTTTCGATGACATTAACCCGCTCAGACCTCTCGTCAGCGCGCTTCGCCCTCGCTCGATGCCACAAGCAGGCAAAGTCTTTATTCGTCCTAGCATCACAACCCACACAGAGGTCGACGATCAAGGTAACGAACTGACTGGCCTCGCATCGCGCACAATGGTTGTGGACGACATCCAAATCACGAAAGCCACCTACGGCGGCACCGTGTTGTTGTCCGAACAGACAATCGATTGGTCAGACCCCTCAATGCTCACAGCAGTATTGAACGACCTCGCAGGCCAATACGCGCTCGCAACCGAAAAAGCAACCGTCGACGAAGTTGTCGCAAACATCAGCGGCCCCCGCACCGTGCTTATCTCCGACTGGACAGACGCAGAGGAAGTTGTAGGCGATCTCTACGACATGGCTGCCGCTATCGGTTCAATCGGTAACTACTTGCCAACCCATTTGCTGTGCAGCCCCACTACATGGGCCAATCTTGCAAAACTCGTGGACGGCCAGCAGCGTCCGTTGTTCCCGCAAGTGTCACCAATGAACGCAGACGGTCAACTGTCTGGCGCGGTGTCATACAACGGCAACCCACTCGGCTTGCAGCTCATCGTGTCAAACCAAGTCACAAACCAAGCAATCGGCAACGCAGACGCAGAGGATTTTGTGTTCATGTTCAACGCTCGATCAATCGAAGTCTACGAACAGCAAAAAGGTGCTATCAGCATTGAAGTACCGTCAACGCTTGGTCGCCAAGTTTCGTTCCGTGGTTACTTTGCACCAAAGGTTATTCAGCCTGCTGCTCTTTACTGTGCAGGCCCAACAACCGCCTAAACCCTGAAAGGCGGGTAACGCCGTGACGGAAAAAGCACAAATATGGCGGTACTACCGCTACGACAACTATGCCGTGCTGCAAACGCTTGAGTCTGTCCCCGTAAATGTCGGGGACAAACTCAACATCACAGACGTCGAAGCATCGTTTAACGGCAATAACAAACTGGTGGTGTACTGCCCGCAGTACAAGTTCATTGGTGTTGAGGCATCAACAGGTGACTGGCTGTTTGACTTTGACGACCCAATCCCTAATCAGGTCAT